TTGTTTGTGATGCAGAATAATGAGGTTGATGGTTTGCCAGTACTTTCAACTTCAGCTTGCAAAGGTCTTGTGCTGGGTAACTTCGCTGACTATGTGATTGGTCAATGGGGAAGTATTGACCTTACTATAGATCCTTACTCTCAGGCTACCAATGGCAAAGTAAGACTTGTTGTCAATGCCTACTTTGATGCAAAGCCTAGAAGGGCTGAAGCCTTTGTGGTAAGAACTCTTGGTGATGAGTAATTAACGTTAAACTGATAAAGCTATGTACATAACACTAAATGATGTGAAGAAACATCTGAACATAGATGGTTACTTTACTGATGATGATGCTTACATATAGGCTTTGATTGATGTGGCTGAAGATGCAGTATCACAACATCTGGACATAGCTTTAGGTGATTTGGTGGATGGTAATGGCAAGTTACCATCTGCCATTAATCAGGCTATGTTGCTGATGATAGGCAACCTTTATGCCAACAGGGAGCCAGTTGCATTCACTCAGTCTTCAAAAGTGCCTTATACTATGGAATACCTTTTGGGATTGTACAAACATTATTATATCCCCTGATTATGAGAGCTGGATTGTTGAATGAGGTTATACACATCTTCAGGCAAGTTGAAACCTAGTCTGAGTATGGTGATATATCCACTTCCTATCAGGAAATAGCCACTACCAGGGCAAAGGTAAACCACAGTCTGGGCAATAGGGAAATTCAGAATGATGAAATCTTCTATGACTATAGTAAGACTTTTCAAGTGAGGATTTATGTGGATGTGATGGATACTGACAGAATCAGATATGGTGATAAGTTCTATAGGGTGATAAGTATTGAGCCTGATGCCCATCAGCAATAGAAAACCATCCTTGCAGAACTTGTAAATGAGTAAGATGATATGGATAAAAGTATATTGATAGGAAAGCTGATATATAAGATTCTTGCTGAAGATGAAACCCTTTCAGCTATGGTGACACCTAAGAAGATATTCCCATTGGTAGCCAATGCTGATACCACATTCCCCTTTATAGTGTATGCCAGAACTTCCTTAGGTGTGGAGTATTGCAAGGATGGGATTGTGGAGAACACAATTGAATTTCAGCTGTTGTCAGTATCCAACAATTATGTGGAATCATTGGAAGTAGCCAATAGGATAAGATGTGTTCTGGAGTTGTTGAAGTATCAGGATGAGGATATAGCCATAACTGAATGCAGGCTTACATCAGTAACTGAGGAATATATGGAAGATGCTTTTATTCAAAGATTGGTTTTCACATTAAAAACAAATTAAAGATAATATGGAAAAGATTGTAAAAGGTGATGAGCTAATGCTCTTCAGAAATGACACCAGTATTGCTTATGCTACATCACATACCCTGACTATTAATGGTAATCCAATTGATATCTCTTCAAAGGATCACGGCTTCTGGGGTGCTTCAGAGATAGGCAATGTCACTTGGGAAATCACATCAGAAAACTTGTATACTGACAAGTACTATGATGCACTATTTGATGCGATGATCAATAAGACTTAGCTGATTGTTGCCTTTGGTTTTGCCAGTGATTGGAGTGTTGATGGACTTTCAGGCAATAACACCCAGTATGATTTGGATAAAACCAAAAACTACTATTCAGGGAAGGCTTATGTGACTTCACTAACAACCAATGCCAATACTGGTGAGAATGCCACTTTCAGCATCACCCTTACTGGTAGTGGTGCATTGACAAAGAAGGGTAATACAACCCCTGAAACTGGTGAGTGATAATGTGGGGGATGTTAGGGTTGCCTAGTATCCCCCTTTTTATTTTGATGACATATTATGGTAGTAAAGATTAACAACAAGGATATCACCCTGAAATATGGCTTCAGGGCTTTGATGATATATGAGAATATCACACAGAAGAGCTTCAGCCCCAAAGGGCTTTCTGATGTGCTGGTGTTCTTCTACTCAGTAGTGGTGGCTAGTGCTAGGGATAACACCTTGTCATTTGATGCCTTCTTAGATTGGGTTGATCAGACACCTTCTTTGCTTAATGACTTCTCACAATGGCTTTCAGATGAATTCAACCATCAGGCTGAAATTACTAATCAGGATTTGAAGGTTGAGGATAAGGAAGTGGAGGAAGCTGAAAAAAACTGATTGCCCATAAAGTGTTCCAAACATTGGTCATACAATATAGGCTGATTACAATGGAGTACTTTATGGATAAATTGGAGAGCTGGGAAGTATATGAGCTGTTTGATAGTCTTAAATTGGCTGATGCTTCCCAATGGGAGCAGACCAGATGGCTGATGTATGTGGTAGCCTAGGTGAACAGCAAGAAGCAACTGAAGCTTCAGGATATCCTGAAATTCCCTTGGGAAGAAGGTAAGATTGCTTCCAGTCAGAGTATTTCAGATGATGACATCAAAAGGCTGAAGGCAAAAGCAAAGCAGATTGGCAAAGAGCTTTTTAATAAGAAATAAGGATGGGAAAACTGATATATGACATAGAAGAACTGGAATCCATCACTCAGGAAACTAAAGAGAGGATAAACAAGGCTATTGTGGCTGCTGCCATCAGAATCAGGGATGATATCAGAAAGTCATTCCTGACTGATGCTAAGTCATTATACAAACATCATACTGGTGATATATCCCACCTTACTTCAGGAATAATGATTGGCAAGGATAAAGGTGGAAGTATTAAGATACACGCATTAGGCAATAAGAATGATGGGGATAGCTATAAGACTAGGTTCTTTGTAGGTGGTACTAAGTATAGAAGGCAGACTAAGAAGGCTGGTCAGTCCATAAAGCCATTCACCAAAGGATATATCAAGGCAACTGATTCCCTGAATAAGGTGGTTGATAACTCAGAACATATATTAAATAACTTTGTAAAGAAGGCTATAGATGGCTAACACATTAACAGCGGTGATTGGTGCTGACACTTCAGGATTCACCAAATCCATCAATGAAGCTAAGTCAGTACTTAAACAATATACATAGGAAGCCAAACAAGCAAGTGATTCCATAAGGCAGAACACTAGTGTGAGTGATGCACAGGTGACTTCCTTTGAGAGGGTTGTGAAGGCTTTGGATAAAGTCAGTAGTGGAGCTATGACCACATCACAAGCCCAGAAGGCTTTATCAGCCCAGCTTCAGGAGCTGAAGATTCAATGGGCTAATCTATCTGATGAAGCTAAAAATAGTGATTTTGGTGCTACTCTTAGTGCTACCCTCAGTAGTGTTGAGGATAGCCTGAAGGGGCTTTCTTCTCAGGTAAAGCAAGCTACATCAGAGTTAGGCAATATGGGTGGGCAGAAAGAACCACCATTAAAGAAGCAACTGAAATCACTTCAGAATGAACTTACTTCACTCACAGCTAAGTATAGGGCTATGAGTGCTGAAGAGAAGGCAAGTGCCAATGGTCAGGCATTAGCCCAGAAGATGGATGAAATCAGGACTAAGGCTGGACAGCTGAGGGATACCATAGGTGATGTGAATGCTGAGATATCAGTAATGGCTTCTGATACCCCTAACCTAGATGTGTTTAATGATTTGATTGGCATTAGTGGTGATGCCTTGTCATCTTATTCTTCTATTCTGGCAAAGGTGACTGGTGATGAGAATTCTTTGAAGGATGCCATCAGTACTGTGATGATGGTTCAAAGTTCAGCTAATCTTCTTACTAAGGTAACCAATGCTCTACAATCATCTTCTGCCATAATGCTGAAGACAAGGGCTATTCAGGAAGGGGCTGCTGCTACTGCCATCAAGATAAAGGCACTAGCTGAAGGAAAAGGTGTATTGGCTACTAAGGCAGCTACTATAGCTCAGAAAGCATTTAATTTGGTTGCCAATGCCAATCCTTATGTACTATTAGCTACTGCAATAGGTGGTGTGGTTACTGCCTTGTTTGCCTTTTCCTCAGGTAGTAATGATGCTTCATAGAAGGAAAAAGAGCTTCAGAAGGAAGCTGAACTGACTACTAAGAAGCTTGAAGAGCAAAAACACGCGGCTGATACCTTAGGTGGTAAGACTGGTGATTTGGTAGGTTCTTTCAAGGTACTTCAGGCACAATGGAAATCCCTGAAGACTGAAGCTGACAAGAAGGAATGGATTAAGAACAATCAGACAGCCTTTGACAACCTGAACCTTTCAGTATGGAATGTGAATGATGCCTATGATGTGTTTGTGAAGAATGCACCTAAGGTAGTAGCTGCTCTGAAAGCCATAGCTGAAGCTGAAGCCTATCAGGACTTATATAAGGAAGCTATAAAGAAGAAGGCTGTTGAGTGGGATAATAGAAATAAGTCTAGGGCTACTGGTGACTACTATACAACTGCAAAACCTGGTGATAGAAGCTTCACCATAGATGGTAGTGAAGGTACTATCCCTGAGAATTGGAGAAGAGCAGGTATAGGCAAAGGACGAGGAACTAATTATGAGTGGGGCAAAGGTCAGTCAGGAGCTGGCTATTGGGTGCTTGATGAAGAAGGTGCCAGAAAGATGAATGAGTATAGGAATAAGGCAGCACAAGAGCTGAACAGAAGCCTTGAAAGCTCATTTGATGCCACCATCAACATCTATGGTGATTTGATGGATGCAGCCAATGAGAGAGCTGAGAGAGCAAAGGCAGAGCTGAACACCTATGGTGGTACTGGCACCAGACCTTCAGCATCAGGAAGAAGTTCAGGTAATAGTGGAAGAAACACCAGCCACCATACCAATCCTAGTAGAACTACCCATAGTGCTGAGAGTAATAAGGAAGAGCCTATCAAAGGTTCATTGGGTGATTTGGAGAAGCAATTATCCGAGCTTCAGCAGAAGTACAAGGATGGTCTGATCACTCTTTCTACTGAAGAGTACCTGAAACAAGTTAGTGAGCTTGAAGAGAAGATAAAAGCTAAGAAGATTGAGTTGGGTATTGATATTGTGGCTGAGACACCTGAAGGCTCATTAAAGAGGATTGAAGAACTTCTTGCATAGAAGGATGCTGAAATGAAATTAGCCATTGATGATGCATCTAGGGAGAAGGTTCAGAGGGAAATAGATGAGCTGATTAGACAAAAAGAGAACATAGAGCTGAGATTAAAGCCTGTCATTACTGAAGGTGATTTGAATGCATTGGAAGATGATTTGTCAGAACATAATCTGGAAATTGTAGCCAAAGTTCATAAGGAATCCATAACCCCAAAAGGTGACAAGGTTGATCAGGCAACTTCAGGTGCTGAGAATCTGAAGCAAGAACTGGACTTCAACAAATCCCTTTTGAAAAGCTATCAGCAACAGTATCTGGCTATTCAGGAGAAGGTGAAGGTTGGTGGAATCCTGAATGATAGTGAAAGTAAGTTTGTATCCATCTATGATGAAGTAAGAAGGAAGGTTGATGAGCTGTCCAATTCCTATAAGGTGGCATCTAAAAATGCTGAACAATTACAAGTAAACTCAAACTTTGACAAGAAACTCTATTCAGGCATTAAGAATAGTGTAAGTGGTTTGAGTAAACTTAGTAGCTCAGTAAAAAGTGTGAATGACACTTGGGGCAACCTGATGGACAATTGGGATGATATGGATGTTCTTCAGAAGGTGACATCAGCCATAGGTTCAGTTACTAGTACCATTGAGCAGGCACTTAATGCTTATGAGACCATTAATGAGGTGATCAAACTGTTTGGTGAGATAAGTGAAGCATCAGCTGCCAAAAAGGTTGCTAGTGATGCCACTACCATAGCTTCTGACAATGCAGTAACAACTACTGAAACCACCAATACTGCCACTAAGGTTTCCAATGATGCTTTGGAAGCTTCATCAGAGGTAGGCAAGTTAGGGGTTAAACAAGCTAGTGCCATAGCAGGTGCAACTGCCTCAGGTGCTTCATTGCCATTCCCAGCTAATATAGCCGCCATAGCTGCTGGTATAGCAGCAGTTGTATCAGCTTTTGCTATGATATCAGGCTTTGCTTCAGGTGGTATTGTAGGTGGTAGCACAACTGTAGGTGATTATAACCTTATCAGGGCTAACAAAGGTGAGATGATTTTGAATGGCAAACAACAGGCTCACCTTTTCAGACTACTCAATAGTGATGGTGGTATGTCAGGTGGCAATGTCACCACTTCCACTATAAAGATTAAGGGAAGTGATTTGTATATAGCCCTGAAGAATCTGGGCAAGACAACACCAAATGGTATAAAATTCTGATGATATGTTGTATGGTAGTTTTAAGTCAATAAATGATACCACATATAGGGTTGAGATTGATTGTTCCCTGAACTATGAGATAGGAAGCACTAGGAGCATTCAGTTTGTCGATGATCCCATAGAGATTGAGCAGGATGTGGATGATACCTTTCAGCATATCATCAAGACATCAGCCAAAATAACCTTACTTGTGGATTCCTACATTGGGGATTACTTGTTTACTGCCAATGATAGGGAAATCAATGTCAGGATCTACAAGGGGAATGAATGCATCTTTGATGGGTTTATCCAACCACAATCCTATAATCAGGACTTCGCTGAACAATATACTGAAATCACGTTGAATTGTCAGGACTTCCTTTGTACTTTGGAAAACCACAAATATAGGGATGATTTGGATTATCAGGTGGTGAAGGTGGAAGCTGGCAATAAGACTTTCCTTCAGATGATTCAACATATCTTTGGCTCTTCTAGGGCTATCTATTATGACAGCTCAGTAAGATGTACAAACAGCACTAATTTTCAGAAGATATTTGAGCTGATTGGTATATCTGAGCTGATAGTACTGGGTGATGAGGAAGATGATTTGTGGACACAAGAAGAGGTGTTGAATGAAATACTTCAGTTCCTGAATCTTCATATAGTTCAGATTGGTCAAAGGTTCTATATCTTCAACTGGGCTAATATGAGGAAAGTGCATACTACTATGTCTTTCAATCGTATTTCAGGTGAAGGGAGTGCCACCACAAGCATCAGGGCAAACACTATATCAGTTACACCTGATTTATATAAGTCTGATGATACATAGGTGTCAATGGCTGATGTGTATAATCAGATTATATTGGAATGTGATTTGGAAGCACAAGAAGTGGTGTTTGATTCACCATTGGAAAAGGAATCGCTTTCTTCACCCTACACCAACAGAAACCAATATCTGAGGGAACATAAGAAGGGGAAGGATGAGACACACGATTGGTATTATCAGTATCAGACTAATTCCAACTGGATACTCAGGTATTATCATAATGGTGTTGTAAGTGAGGTGAATGATATCCTGACTAGCAAGAACCTTTATGATAACAAAGGTGTTGCCATCAACCAATGGAAGATACCACTAGAGATATCCCAATATAAGCTATCACCTATGCTTTGTTCTTTAGGCAAGGTGAATTCAGAGAACAGCACAAAGGATAATACCCTGAGGAATAATGTGAAGCTTAGTGATTACCTGATTATCACCATCAATGGGAGTGAGAATAAGGATATAGCTGATACTGCCATAGCTGAATGGAATCAGATAACTCAGGCTTTGGAGAATGAGGGTGGAATGATGGAATATAGGTCATCTACTACAGCTGGTGTGATATCACCCATTGACAATAACACCACCAACTACATAGTCTTTAGTGGCAAGCTGATGATGCAACCACCACTATAGCTGAAAGACACTTATAAGACGGTCACCATTGGTGGAATAACATCACAAGTGCTTACTTCTTCAGCTGAAGTATATTGTGACTGGCTTACTGCTACCTATCCTAATGAAGAGGGTGTGGTAAGTTCCAGTATCACCAAATCACTTGTGCCTTACTTTGAATATGATGATTTCAAGGATAAGTATTCTGAAAAATATGGTGATTGGTTGTTCTATAAATCTCAGTCAGGTCAGGATGAGATAGTGAAAGTGCCATTGCTGGTTTGTGAGCTGAAGATAGGTGATAAATATTGTGTGGAGACTGATGAAAACCAGTTTGAGTGGCTAACTTAGGCAGAAGCTGATGCAAGGAATTTGGAAACAACCTTTACTTTGGGTATTAACCCGGCTGTAGGTGACTACCTTCTATGTAAGGATTGGGATATATCAAATACTCTATCAGCAACTAGCAATGTGGATGCTGAAGGTACTGCTATACCCATCAAATCAACTGACAACTTATCAGGTGAAATAAGGTTCAGGATTATCAGCCCTGTTTATAGTGGTTGGGAGCAATAGATCAGAAGGCATCCCACTTGCTTCAGAAGTACTAAGTGGTGGACTACTGAGCTGCCAGTTATGGAGTTTATACAGAACATCTACATAAAAGATTTCACTTGCAAGCTTTATTCTGATAATGGTCAGTCCAATAATAATGGCAACAAGGATTTAATCTATATGACTGATGTCATCAACAACTCTATCCAGACTAAGGATGATATCACCTTTAAGTTTAATTCAGCCCTGACTACAGCTGAGTGTATGGAAAAAGGTATCAGTACTACCACAAAGCTATCTAATGTGATGTATATGCCTACTAACTCAGCTATGAAGAACCTATATAACAAGGTGACTACCCTGAACTGCAAGGCTGAAGAGATGTACATAAAGGATTACTATGATGAATTCAGCACCCCTAAACTGATTGTTGACACTACCTTAGATGGGAATGCAACCAGCTATTGGAATCATTATAAGTTCAGCTATTTCTCTGATAAGGAATTCTATGTGATATCCACCATAAGAAACCTGAAATATGACACAACTAAATATAAACTGAAGCAGATATGAGTGTAAATGTGAAATCCTTCAGCAAATCCAAAGAAAGCTCTGGTAGTGCAAGTGGCACTTCTAGTGGTGCTTTGGTTCAGAAAGTGGCTGATGTGGCTAAGAAGCTATCTGAAACCCATTATATATTTGGACAGCCCTACAATGGCACTAATGATGTAAGTGGGGATATGTCCAATGTACATAACATTGTGGCTAGTGGTGATGTGACCATTGATGGTGATTATGTCATCAAGGGCTTTGATAGTGATGGCAACTATAGTGGCAATGACCTTCGTATTAGCAAGGAAGTTGGCAATACTCAGATAACTGGTGGTGAGGAATACATCTTTGATGGGTTTGTTCAGGGTGATAAGTTCATTGGTGATGTTGAAGCTGAGAATCTGAGGGCTTTGTTTACTGACATAGACAATCTTTCAGCCAGAGAAGGCACTATTACTGACTTGTCAGCTACTAAAGCTTTGATAACTGAACTACTAGCTGACAATATATCAGTAGAGAATCTGACAGTAACTAAGGCTGCCCACTTCTTCAGTCTGATAATTGATGAGATAAAAAGTGTGGGTGGTCAGATTATCCTTAGTACAGCCAATGCCACTTTGGATATGGTTAAGGAGACTTCATCAGGTAACTACAAATGCTACTTCAGGGCATAGGTGGGTGATGACCACATCAGCAACCATTTCCTAGCAAATGATTTGGTGGTTTGTCAGACATTCAATGTGGCTGAAGGCACTTATTATGATGTCTCCAACAAGTTCTACTGGAGAAGGATAATAAGCAAGGGAAGGGAGACCATTGATGATGTGGATTACCATTATATCCTTCTGTCAGGAAGTGATTGTGATGAGAATAGTGGCATCCCTGAGGAAGGTGATAAGATTGTCACCTTAGGCAACACAACTACTGCTGATAGGTAGAATGCAATAGTGCTGAGTGCCTATAACTCACAATTCTTGGATCCGGGTATCAAAGCCCCATCTATGGTTCAGTATACTGGTATCAATGAATATGACTTATCCAACCATAGGATGAATGTTATCAGTAAGGATTTGAATATTTTCAAAGGTGATTTCCATATTACCACAGGGGAATCAGTTACTGATTTGATTCAGGCACAAGCCTATGAAAGGATGGTTATTGATAAGGCTATTGCTGTTGTAAGTGCTGAAGATAAGCTGAAGCTTTATTTGTAGGGTTCTATTAAGCCTATCGGAAGTGAGACATACACCCTTGTATGCAGATGTTCTGAAATACATAGTGGAACTAACATTGCCATTAATAACAACACCTTCAGTTATACGAATGAGCAATTTATGGCTAATTACTCTAAGGCATCCAGTAAGCCTACTTACTTCAGTCTGGATTTGATGTAGGGAAGCAAGGTGGTTCAGGATGTTCAGATTCCAGTTACCTTTGAAGCTGGTGCTGTGTTCAATGTCACCAATAATGCCATTAGTGCCGCTGTTCAGGATATTAATGGTGATATAGCTAGGGTTGAGCTGAAGGCAGATAATGTGACTACTAGAGTTGACACTATTGAAGGTGACTATGTGACATCATCAGAGCTGACTGTAGCTGAGAATAGAATAGAGGGAAAGATTGTAAGTGAAGAAACAATAAACTCACTTATATCCCAATCAGGATAGGAAATAAAGGCTGAAGTTTATGATGATTTGAATCAGTCAACTGGCATAGACATAGTAAATGGAAGTATTACCCTGAATGCAAATAAAACCACCATAAATGGCAACCTGAACATCAGGAATTCTGATGATGGGTTAATCATATTCAATGATGATGGCAATGCAAGTGTGATTATTCAGAATAAGCAGATTCCTTCAATAGCTAACTTAGATCAGCCTATCAATGATTATGGCTTTTCAAGCAATATAAATGTGGATTATGGGGATGAATCTGATATTGTTATTGATACTGAAAATATAAGCCTAGGCAAGTATAAGTCAGGGGATACTTTGATTATAGGAAGCAACCTTCTACTTTATTACATAATATCTGCTACTGACTATCAGTCAATACCACTTAGTAGTACTGAATATTACACTTATCAGTATGTGGTGGTTAATACAACTACCCATACTGAGTATAGAAGCACAATTGGAAGGATAACCCAAACTGGTAGCCCTGGTGATGGTGGCAACTACCTAGGTGAATACACGTTAAATATCACTCAGACTGGGGAATATGAGGTTTATTTGCTGATTCACCTGATGAATAAGCCATCTACAACATATTATATAGGTGCTAATTGGGATTATTATATCACAAAACAAGCATCAGCATATACCTAGATAGGTACTGATGGGATGGTTTCAGTAAGGGATGAAAATAAGTATCTCTATTTTGGGGATGATGGCTTTATTGTCAGACAAGGTGATTACAATGGCTTGAATGTCTCAGGATCTAGTGTTAAACAATTGATTGGATATACATCAGAAAATGATTCTATCTGGGGTGGGATGAATGCCTTGTATGAGACTTGTGTAAATCCTATACCAGTCCTGACTAGGGCTTATGCTGGTGGTACATCCTTAGGCAACAGATATGTGGTTGATTTGGAAACCAACTATGTGAATTGTGATTTGATTGTTATTCAGAATGCGGATAATGAGATATACCTGAAGCTTCCTTCCCTGATATATGTGAATGGTCATCCATCAGCCATTAAGACTGGAAGAAGCATCAAGGTTAAGAATTATTCAGGCAAACCTTTAACAGTATTCATTGAGGATGTTGGTAGAATGATAGTATCCCCTAATGCAAGCTCAACTTCCTATCAGCAGAATGTAGGATATAATGCTTCAGAGTTTATTTTTGATGGTACTAATTGGTTATGGTTTAGATGTAATTAATATGAAGTATACAACTAATTTTACAAGGGAAGAACTGATTGCTTCCTCAACAGCAAGGAAGCTGAAGATTGACAACACACCATCTAAGGAAGTGGGAGCAAACCTGAAACTATTGGCTTAGAATGTTCTTCAGCCATTAAGGGATAGGTATAAAAAGCCCATCAGGATAAGTAGTGGGTATAGGTGCTATAAGCTGAATAAGGCTATTGGTGGTGTGCCAACATCACAACATCTTATAGGGGAAGCTGCTGATATTAATAATGGAGTAGCTGAGAATAGGAAGTTGTTTGCTTTGGCAAAGTAGATGATCAAAGAAGGTAGCCTGATTGTAGGATAGCTGATTAATGAGAAGAATTGCAGTTGGATTCACATATCATTACCCAATAAGAGACACAAGAACCAAATACTTTACCTATGAAACAAAATACTAAAGACTGGATTCAATATAGTACTGCTATACTGATGGTGGTTAGTGCTGTGATTATTGCCTTTGTTGCTTTCTTACTTACATCTACCATAGCATCAGGTGTGCTGATTTACATAGCCTAGGCACTATGTTATGCTGGTGGGATATTTGGCATATCAGTTTACTTCAAAAGTAAGTTAGGTGAATTTGAAAGCCAGACAAGGGAGCAAATAAGGGAGCTAATGAAGAAAATTGAGAAAGAAAACATTTAAAATTATCAGCCACAAGTTTATTTCTTGTGGCTTTTTTGTAACTTTGTCCTAAGAAATATTCAGCATTATGGACAAAGAGAAATTAATTGATGCCATCAATTCCAAAGGACTAAGCAATAGCCTTATCAGTATATGGTATAATATTGGCAGAATAACCCCTTTCACAGCTCAAAGATTCCCTGATGGTAGAGTATCTGAATGGTATGCTTCCCAATATGTGGAAGTACATAGTGTGAAGCCCAGTGGTAAAGGTGGTAAGTATGGCAATGCCTATGGCTTTTATTTCAGAAAAGGCGAAAGGGCTGATGCTGTTGAAAATGACCCTGAGAACAGTTGGTGCAAGAAGGATGATACTGAGCCACAAAAAATACCTAATGCAGCTTGTGGTTCTTGGGTGTTGTTGGATATATTAGGTGAACCAACTGCTGAAGGCACTAAGATATATGGTTTGGATGATGTCTTGGAGTTTGGAAAACACAAAGGTGAGAAGTTGATAGATGTTATCCACAATGACCTTAATTGGGTTGAATGGGCTATCAATAACTCAGAACACTTCTTCTGTGATATGGAAGCTGTATCTAAAGAAGCAAAGAAGAGTATCAAGGTACTTCACCCTGATGATGTAATCACCTTTGGCAAGTACAAAGGACAAACCATCAGGTATATCTTTGAGAATGATGTGAACTACCTTATGTGGGTTATGGATAATGCAAGGGATTTCATTATAGACATTGACGAATTAAAAAAATAGCTATGATAACAATACCTGAATTACCAGATACCCTTAGGAATATAACCAATGATGACCTCAGGAATGAGCCATTATTGAAGTATGTTATTTCAGTTGTGGAAAAATTATGTCCATATGTGGGTTGGATATCCTTTGATAAACCATTCTATGATCAAGGGGGTACAATAATATTTCTGAGAAGATATTTTGATGGAAGCATTGATACATCTTTCAAAGATGCTTACATTAATAATAAAGAACTTCAGGATACTTTAGGGGTATTTGATATTGATGTTTCTGCCTTTTGGTATCTTATTTTATTCCTGAAGGATTATGTTGATGATGAATCTTCAGGGCATATATTTAAAGATAGCCCCTATAGCAAGCTAATGAATCTTGCAAGGAAAATGTATGAAATGGGCTTTCAAACAAGTCCATTTGATGGTGAATATTGGGGTGCAAAAAACAAGGGAAAACTTCAATTCAGGCTAGGTAGTAAACATTGGGAAACAATTGATGATGATAAGTCTTTATATGCTATTTTCTCCGCAATATGTAATTTTCTAAGAAATAATAAGAGAAGGTACGAAAAAGCGTTGATTGATGGTGAATGGGAAGAAACGAATGCTTTTGAATATAATCCCACAACTGATTACCTATATAATTCTAATGGAGGAAATGAAACCGAAAAAATAACCATACCTGATACATATAAAATATCATACTTCACTACTTATATGAGGGAGTTTTTAAAGCCATTTACTACCACCAACAAGGATTGGCATATATCCAATGATAAGTGGCTACTAATATCTAGGGTAATTTATATCATCGGTTATTCTTCTGATGTAAGATATAACACAAGGAAGAAAGCTGGTAAGACTATTGATTTGGATTTCCTTAAAGGCAACTATCAGAAAGAAAGATACAAGGATAGAATCATAAGGCAAATTTATTGTTAGGACTTAGTGGGTGGGCTACAAACTAATACTTTTGAGCCTACCCCTAAATATCTGATTTATAGCGAATTATATTTTGTAGTTCGCTATTTTTGTTTTACCTTTGCACCACATTCTGATGTAGGTGGGAATGTGAGTGGAGTGGCAACCCACTTTAAAGGTAGTTAGGGTGAGAGCCTACGGTGATGCCCACCTGCTAGTCGTTCTTTGACATATTTAATATGATGCAATGAGGGCTAATTGTATTTTAGCTTGTGGATGGGGTAACCAACCCTGACACAAGTAGTATTCATTTAATTTTTTTTGCGATGATTCAAACAATAAAAATTATTAGCAAAAGTGGCTATTTAAACCTTGAAGATCTTCCTCACAATTGCATCTTCAACAAGGTTATTACTGGATGTGGTGGCACTACAATTGCCTTGAAGAATGCGGAGAACTATGTGATAGCAGTTCCTTATGTAGAGCTGATTGTGAACAAGCTAAATATTACTGAAGGTGGTGTTGGCAACTGGGAGTTTACAAATGACGATGGTAGTAAAATCAGCCATCAGGTGTTTGGGTTGTTTGGCTACTTCAGCCAATGTAAAAATGAGTTTGAAAGGTATGTGGCTACAGAAGGTGTCAAGAAGATAATGTGTACCTATGACCAGCTACCAAAGCTGAAGCAGTACATAGACACATCTGAATATAGGTTGCTGGTTGATGAGTATCACCAACTCCTGAAAGCATATTCTTATAGAGCCAAGGCAATTGATGGGGTGCTGGATGAATTCAGAAGCTTTAAAAGCTATTGCTTCCTCTCAGCAACACCAATCCAGACTGACTTCAAACCTGAAGCTATGAAGGATGTACCAGAAGTGATGGCTGATTGGGGTGAAGTGGAGAAACTGAAGGTTGTTGTACTTCAGACTGACAAACCTTACATGAAGGCAGCTAATTTCATCCAGAAGTATCAAAAACAAGGGTGTATAACTGTTGATGGTTACAAAAGTACTGAAGCTTTCTTCTTCATTAACTCAGTAACTGACATTGCTGATATCATCAAACATTGTGAACTGAAGCCTGAGGAAGTGAAGATAGTGTGTGCAGATACTGAGAAGAATAGGCAGAAGCTGGAAGGATATCAGATTGAGAATAGTAGGACACCAGGTAAAAAGTTCACGTTCATCACAAGTAAATCCTTTGAAGGGGCAGACTACTTTAGTAAAAGTGCAATTACTTATGTTGTTAGTTCAGGCAAGAAATCATACACCCTTCTCAGTATTGATACTGACATCCCACAAATAGCTGGAAGAATCAGGGATACTAAGTTTAGTAATTTGGTAGTACATATAATGTCACCTAATGAAAACCTGTACAAGGATGTTAGCTATGATGAGTTCAAGGCAAGACAACAAAAGGCTATGGATGACACCAAAGAGATTGTAACAACTTTTAATAACATGCCTGAAAGCCAGAGGAAGATGGTAGGTGGAAGTTTTAAAAACAATATGGTATACCTGCATTATGATGAAGACCAACAAACCTTCTTCTTTAATGATAGGTTGCCTAAGTTAGACTTGTACAACTATCAAATCACCCAAGAAGTCTATAAGAGTGGAATCTCACTAGCTAAGTACTACAAAGAAAAAGGTATGGAGATTCAGCTCACTAAATTCCAAAAACTGAAGGAAGACATTGAAGCAGCATCCCATACACCAAGCTTCAAGGAAGTGTATACAGCTTACTCTGACTTCAGGAAGGAACATAATAACTTTGGTGGTGGAGTAGTTAGTGAGGACATAGAGAAGCTGCTAGTATGGCAACCTTTAGTCAAGGATGCTTATTACAAGTTGGGAGATGAAAAGGTTTCCAAACTCAGGTACACGGTATCAAAGGTTGAGGATGCACTTGATGCTGTGGATGAAACAAAGGATCAGGATAACAAAATTGCTTCAATCCTTAGTAGAAAAGTAACACCAGGTTTTATCAGTTGTAAGGAAGCAAAGTCAAAGCTTAAAAATGCCTATAAAGTGGTTGGTAAAAGTGAGACTGCAACGGCAACTGATATAAGGAAATGGTATGAAGCTGATGATATGGTGAAGAATCTGGGTGGTAATAGTGTAAGAGGATTCAACATTATCAGACCACAATTTATGTTTACTGAACCTTAACCTATAAAATAATACAGCCCCCTCTGCCGCCAAAAGGCACTGGGGGCTTTATTCTTCCCCTCTCCTTGGCTTCAGAACAACACCATAGCATTATGAACACATATATGCAACAAAGAGAGTTCAGGCAAAAATGCCACGCAAGGGAGTAGCAATAGAGTAGCAACAGATGGCAAAAGGGATAGCCCTAGGAAAGTCAG